ATTCGTGGAGTCCTCTCAGGTGGTCCAAAAGAACTCTCTACTTTTCTGGAGGACTTAGCCGGGTTCGACACCTTCGACCGCATCCTGGAAGCAGCATCGAAAAAGCTCGCGCTTGGTTCCGCAAGTCTGCTGGAGGCCCAACTGAAGGGGGCAGAGAACACGCTGGCAGCGGCCACAGCAAACCTTCCTGCCAAGCCAGATGAGGATGCCCACGCCTTGTCATTGAAGGCGCTAGAGGCCAAGGCGGCGGCCATAGAGGCATCCTTGCCGAGTTTGAGAGAGTTGGCAAAGACTGCTGTGAATCGTTGGCAAGAAGCTTCAGACCTCTACCTGCGCAAGCGTGTCATGGCGGGAAAGGTCGATGAACTGTTACGCAACGTGGGACAAGCGCAGGACCAGGTCAGCATCCTCACCAAGAACACGGACAAGGTTGTAGATGTTGGACAGATCGAGGTACTAAAAGCTAGAATTGTTGAAGCTGAGGGGCATGCAGCACGAGTTGCAGCCTACATTCAGTTCCTTTCCATACCGGAAGGGCCAGTGTGGAAAGGTGACAAGTCCTCATTTGATATGTGTAGAAACATCTGTCAAACGAAAATCTCTCAGCTTGAGAAAGAGGCTATTCAATTGCGCTTTGACGTTAAGACGTTGAATAGTCAGCGGTTTGACTCAACTACGTGCAGCAAATGTGGTCAGGCCCTGCCAGATATTGACAACATTGTTGCCACCAACACGGCTATTGATAAGAAGTTGGTGGAAATTGCCACACTTCTGGCTGCAAATGAGGTTAATCTAGCTTTGGAGACTAAAGACCGGGGTAGATTCAACAATATCGAAGCTCACGCAAAAAGACTCGAATCGATCTACAAAAAGCTGATTGGGTACTGTCTGTTTGATGACGATCAGTATCCAGCTAGAGCTGTATGGGACGGGACAAAACCAGACGGTTTTGCCCCTGATGTATCTTTACTGCGCCAACAACTGACTGCTGTCGAGGCCGAAGTCAAGGCACTTGAAACCTCCCGCGCTCAGTTGGCGTGGGCGAAAGAGCAACTAGACAAGATCGTCAGAATGTACAACGAGGCGGAAATAGTCCTGCGAGAGTTTGTAGCACCGAGCGACGACGACACTCTTGCCTTGACTACCGACAAGGACAAAGCCCTTGGGGATGTGTCTATTGCAGAAGGCGAAGCGTACCTGATCCGGCACAAGGCTGTTGAGTTGGACAGAGAATTCCAGGTTGCTGTGAGAATGTGGGACATGGCCAAAGAACGTGTCAATGACGCCAACAAAACGATTGAAGCGTGTAAAGCAGATTTAGCCTCACTCGGATTCAACAATGCGTTGGTGGCTAAGTTGCGTAAGATTCGACCTGTCATTGCCAACAAGCTGTGGAACACGGTATTGGCTTCTGTTAGTGTCATGTTCTCTCAGATGCGTAAAGAGGAATCGTGGGTGACTAAGGACAGTGGCGGATTCAAGGTCAATGGACAGGCTGTTGAATCGCTGTCTGGTAGCACACTTGATATTCTAGGCTTATCCGTCAGGTGTGCTTTGCTGCGCACATTTCTGCCACAGTGCGGATTGCTGGTGTTAGACGAACCGTGCGCTAGTATGGACGACGGCAGAACCGAAGCTCTGCTTGGGTTCTTAAAGAGTGTGGGATTCCAACAGACGTTGTTGGTATCCCATGAAGAAGTCAGCGAAAGTGTTGCTGATAATTTGATTCAACTGTGAGAGGATTAGTATGGATGAAGCTGGTGTAATCTTTAGAATACTAGAGGACATTAACGGTGAACCGTTGATCCAGGTTTCTATCGGCGGTGCTTGGTGTGCATTGAACCTGCACAAAGCAATGTCAGTGTTTGAAGAGTTGGGTGCCATCCTGGAAATGCTGGGTGTCCTTGACTACGAAGACGACGAAGCAGAGGTTCAGCGATGTCATTAGACAAATGGGATAAAAGATTCCTTGACCTGGCTAGGCATATTGCTACATGGTCAAAAGACCAGTCTACACAAGTTGGCTGTGTCATTGTCAAAGGCAAGAACAAGGTCGTTAGCCTTGGGTACAACGGCCCACCAGCCGGAGTCAATGATGAGTTTAGAGACAGGGCGCAGAAACTGTTGAGAACACTGCACGCTGAAGATAACGCCATCCTGTCAGCGAAAGAAGCGTTGGACGGATGCACGGCCTTCGTGACTCACGCCCCCTGTAGCAACTGCACGGCACGCCTGATTCAAAGTGGAATCATTCGGGTGGTGTTTCCTCAGCCTGACACAGAGTTTATACAACGGTGGTATGACTCTTATACGGAGTCATTGGCGATGTTTAATGAAGTTGGAGTTAAATTGGAGGTTGTGCTGTGACTATATCAGCCGACATAATTGCAGACTCAATAAGCCCACTTGGAATTCGCATTACAACGATGGCACTGGCGTATCCTCGGTTTATCCATGCTGAATTTATGACGCACAGAACATTTAGTCGTGGTGCTAGTTCTAGTCGTGCTATTCCAGTAAAACGTATGTTGAGTGAAGTATGGAACCACCCGGCGACACCTATTCATTGGGGAGCAAATCAAGCAGGGATGCAGGCTCGTGCAGAGTTGTCAGGCATTAGGAAGTCTGTAGCAGCTTCACTGTGGAAATGGGTAGGTAGGGCTGTCTGTGTGCCGGTGTGGCTTATGTCAAAACTTGGTCTGCATAAACAGGTGGCTAACAGACTACTGGAGCCGTGGCAACATATACATGTCGTGGTCACTTCTACTGATTGGGACAACTTCTATAATCTACGCTGCCATCCTGACGCTCAACCAGAGATTCAGGAACTAGCGCACGCAATGCGCAGTGCTCAGATAAGCAGCACACCCAGAAGCCTGCAGGTTGGGGAGTGGCATCTGCCTTATGTGAGTGCTACGGACAGAACTACGGTCCCTATTGAGTATCAGATCAAAATCTCTGTAGCTCGGTGCTGCCGTGTGTCTTATATGAATCACGGAGGCAAATTGTCCACTAAGGGAGAGGATATTATACTCTACAACAGATTAGTAGATGCCAATCCACCGCACATGTCCCCACTAGAGCATCAAGCGCAGTGTGCGCCTGATGAATGGAGGTATGCAAACTTCTCCGGGTGGATTTCGCACCGATTCTCGTGTGTCCTACATGAATCACGGTGGAAAATTGTCAACAAAAACGGAAGACTTTAAGCGATACGCGCAACTACGGGAAGCTGATCCACCGCACATGTCCCCACTAGAGCATCAAGCGCAGTGTGCACCTGATGAATGGAGGTACGCAAACTTCTCCGGGTGGATTTCGCACCGATTCCATATAGAGTCAGAGCTTTTCAAGCTGCCATAGGCACTCTACGTTCGACAAAACTGGCTGTGGGCCACAAAGTTTACGACTTTTGCCCACAGCCCGTTTGTAACTAGCTGATATAGGTCTTTACTTATCACACCATGCAGCCCATCCGAACAATCTGACAGCTACCCACATTGGGTAACGTCTCCACCACTGAATGCCAGTAACCTCAAGAGCTTCCAATAAGACTGCGTCAGCGATGAACCTCGACACTTCCTTGCTTGAGTACAACCAATCATGAACCGTTGCTGCATAGTGCCCACAATCCCCGGCCAGTAGAAAAGCAAAAGGAATACGAGGAACAGTGGCAAAGTCTGTCTCAAACCCGGCTGGAACTGTGACAACTCTGTTTAAGCGAGTAGATGCATAACAAAGGTCTGAAAGTAGCCGGCGTCGTTTGCCAACTTGATAAAAGTCGACATTCAGATCACTGAGAAAATAACTCATGCTGTACCATTTTTCATCATAAGTGACAGTCTTACCGCCCTACCCTTCACTTGAGTAGCCCATTTACTCTGCATCATGGCTGATGCCGCCTCATCATACTTACCTGCCTTTATGTAGCCTAACGTAGTCTTAAACGTGAGCAAACCCTTAATGCCAAGATTAAAGCACATATTGACAAGGACTCTGCCTCTGGCATCATCTAACTTAGACCACCACGGAATTGACTTATCTAAGTCGGCAATGACCTTTTTAATGTCATTGCCGAGTAGATAAACAGCGGCACCGTTTGATATAGGTTTAGTCCTGGCGTCATGTCCAACATAGGCAATCTCTTCTTTTGTCAATGGGTTGTCGTCTAGGTTTCTACCCACGCCAATAGTTAGCTTACCAGCAGTACAGCGATACGGGCTAAGTCTAACGCCCTCGTCTCTGATTAGTTCAACTTTCAAGTCGTTTAAGTTGATCATAGTCTTTACACATCTGCCTTTATGGTATTTAAGTTGATCATAGTCTTTACACATCTGCCGTGATACGGACAACGTTCGTGCCATCTGCCAGTAGGATAGCCCTTTTAGTTTGAGCCACTACAATACCTGTACCGCCAGATGTTTTAAAGGTAGTAGTGTAAGCGCCAGTATTGTTACAAAATACCATACCGTACCAATCATTAGGGACAATTACATTGCAATTAACCGTGAGAACACCAGTAGTAGTTACATAACTTACTCGTGATTGAGTGCTGTTTAAGGTTACGTCTGCGGAAGTGACAGCGACACTAACCTTACTGGTTAAAAATTCTGGCTGTACGAAATTTCTATAATCAGTATAGCTTGTGACAGTCGAGGCACCAGTAACAGCAAGGTATAGTGGAATTGATCCAGGTGTGAAAGCGGCAGTATTAGCACTTACTACCCCCGCCCTAGTCGCTTCAATATAGTTGTTAGAGCCTGCTGTCAATACTAATGGAGAAGCGTTGTTTGCTATTGATACTAGTGCTCCATCTACAAACATATACCCACCATAGTAATACCAGTTTAGGGCACTACAGAGTGACTCTCTCCTGGCAAATAAAGCGGCAGGACTTCCGGCATTGAATAGGTTATTTGCTGTGATCTCTTTACTGGCTTGAGATTGAATCAGCAAATCAAGAAGACTTGTACTGGATGACATAGTTAATCCTTAACTAGTTGGTAATGGGAGTGTGGGCGGGTTACTCAAATCAGGGGCTGCACCCTTGGTAACTCGTATCTGGCCTATTTTACCATTAAAGTACTGAGTTCCACCATCAGAGGCTCTACCTATGTAAGTATCCGTGGTAGGGGTAGGGACAGAGCCAGCTACTGCCATACTTACTGATGTATTACTAACGATAGTACGGTCTGTAGTACCGCCTAGCTGACTAAGAGCTAGAGTAATAAAATTACCGCTTTTTACTACACGAACATAATTCCAACTACTTGTAATAGGAGGACCTGTTAATGTATAGTCAGTACCGTTATTGTATCTGAATACTACATTGTTATTAACCACAGCTAGGTATAATCCAGTAGAGCCATTCCAACAACTATATAACATGTAAGTACCACTGGCCATATCGATTAACCTTACGACCCACATCTCTATAGCAAAATCATCAGAGCCAAAAGCTAATGCGGTGCCAGTAGGAACAGTTAAGTAATCTCCAGTTCCGTCTAAACTGACAGCTTTAGAGTAAGGGTTGCGAACTATAGTTAACTGTGTGTTTCCTACTACAGTGACTGTTTTACCTGTCAAATCCAGTAAATTACTGGTAAAGGGCATACACAATACTACATTAGCCCAATAAGGGTCAGAAGAGCCTGTTGCATTATAGTTAGTAGGTGGAGTAAATGCAGAAGTGTATCTGGCTACTCCTTTAGTAATCCTCAAGTCTTGAATATGGCCCCATAGGTCCATACTACTATCGCCTCCTATACTGAGACTATAGTTAGCTGATGGAAATGCAGTATATGTTCCATTTACTTTCTGTACGCCGTCAATATACAGTCTCATAGCAGTTGTAGAGGTTAGCACAAAAGCTACATGGGTCCATACATCTAACGGGTAAGACCCTGCTCCAACGGAAAAGCCGGAAGCTGGACTCCCTACAGCAGGGAAGAAGTATATACCTCCATCACTTCTGAAATTACACTGGCAACTGGAAGCACTCCCATTAGGGCCAAATTGAAGTACTCTGGCATCTGTAGTATGCGCTCTCCTATATAGCCAGAACTCTATAGTCATAGCCCCACTACCTAGATTAAAGTCGCTGGTAGAGGCTAATGTCAGAGAATCTCCGTATCCGTCAAAATAAGCGGACTTACCCCACAGACCGTCAGCATTGATGAACTTTGCATCTCCATACTTTGTGATCGTACTGCCTTTTATATCTGTAAATGTAGTGGAGTTGAGAGAAGCTAGAGTATTTAACTGAAAGACTACATACTGGAAGTAGCTAATAGTTCCAGATAGGAATGACCCAGCAATCGAGTATCCTCTTCCGACCACTGAAGATAGCTGATAAGTCTTTGCATAAATCGTGCTTTGGGCCGAACCAAAATCTGTAACTTGATTCGCAACGGTATAGGTACAGGTAGGGGTAGTAGATGTAATAGTTCTTTTTACGGTAGTATAAGTACCGTCTGAGCAAATATCAGTTTCATAGGCTTCTGTGGACTCTCCTAATCCAGCATCCACATAGTTACGCCACTCTCCATCAGTACGGCTTCTCCTAATCCAGCTTAGTATCCAATCCCCTGATGATGGAGATTTATACCCAGATAAGTAGACAGGAGATAGGCACTCTAGGTTGACCCCCTTATAGGTAAAGTTTAGGTCTGTATCAGTAGATATATCCTGACCATAGGTAATACCTCTATAAGTCCTAGCCAGCCCGATAGAGGAAGAGGACATGCCAATAGCAGTTACATCAGCCTCACTAAGGGCGATGAACTTATCCCCGACAGCATGCGTGCCCATAGCCCACTCTGTTCCGAATCTTCCTCTAAGGAGATTTGTGACAGTATAAGTATTAGCAGATACTAATGTACAGGTTTGAGCAGCGATGATCTCCCAACGGTCATACGCGCCATAGGCGAAATAGTTAGCGCCATTCAGTACAGCAGCTTCGGTTACACTAGCTAACGTACCATTGCTTAGAGTCACAGTAAGGACACTGGCCTTGTCCCATACCCTAGAATCAACTACTCCTAGAGGAGTGCCCGTGGTTCCTACAGTGCCACCTGGACTATCAAATCCTTGGACATCAACCCAGGTAGTTCCGTTATCGTCTGTACGAATTAGGACTCCCCCCGGCCATCCTGAAGGTCCGCTCATTGTAGCTAATATGGAAGGTGTATCCTGTACGGAATTCATTCTTGGTACATCCAGTAGCATGTACTTTGTTGAGGCAGTAGGAGAGGGCAATGTAGTTACCCCACTTACTACCGTGTCTACAATTATGCTAGATGGGGAGTAGACAGCGGCTCTACCATACTTTGCTTTGATCTCTACCCTTCCATCGCTAGTGTAATTGGCAGAAACCACTCGCACATCAAAATCCCCTTCAGGAGTCTGGAGCGTGACCACATCCGCAGCTTCGATATGGTTATATGACCCAGGAAGGGTAAAGGACAGGTCGGTACGCTCCATCCACCGCAGATACAACAAGACTTCTGCCTTTCTTGCTGCCTCTCCTGGAGTCAGGACAATTGGTAGGTCTTGAGTCTCTTCATTGACCGCAGCCGTGTTTAGTCTCTCGGCATATTGCTCACCAATGTCATATTCCCGATTTGGGTCCATGTACTTTATGATGAATTTTCTAGGGAGTTGGGTATCCATCTCTCTAGGGGCCGTGATCAGAGGTTTTGCCTCAGTAGAATCCGATCTAGCGTCAAGATCAGCATATAGAATCGGAGCGATAGAGTTTTGGCCTCTCGGTACGAATACGATCTTGTATCCACGCTGGACCACATCGAACGGCCAACTGGCCTGTAACGGGACAATAGAATTTCTTAAGCTTCCGACACTGCCAATCGTATAGCCTCGTACATGATCAGTGAGAGCAGAGGTATCTATATCACCACTACCAAGGATTTGGGATAACCTACATTCAGCGTTCACTACTGAATCTAGGGTAGGACCATCACCGGGGACTAATACGTCAATGCGCATCCTAGCTAAATGACCTGCTGCAGCTACTACAGGCTGTATGTTGTACCAGTAAGCACCATCCCATATAGGAGGGGACCAGTATAGGCCATACCAAGCTGCAGCATCATGTGATCTCCATGTGACTAGGTCAGGGCTAGTATAGTACTTACCAGCATTCACTTCCATACACATATATAATGTGCCGTTCCATGATATATTGCTGATAGCCCAATTCGTACCAGTGATCACTACGGGAGGTCCCCATGTAGTTCCATTGTCTATTGAAGTAGTTGTATATGTTTTTGGATCAATAGTTGAAACTCTACCAACTGCTACTAGAGCATTATCCTTACCCGTACAAATACCAAAAATTTGATCAAAGTCTGGGACTACCGTAGCGACCCAATCACCTGAGTCGTTACTAATAGTCATTACAATAGCCGAACTATAATCGGATGCTGCAACAGCATATACAGACCCGTTATGTGTACCATGTGCCCACGTATAACCTGATGCAGAATATGGCGTAAAAGGGAATGAGCTAAAACTAATACCATCCTTAGTGGTGTAACAATAGTACTGACCTGCGGATTTATAATTTCCAAACAGTAAGAATGTGTCGTCATTAACAATGATATTCATCCACCACTTCCCTACTGGCCCATCAGTAATAGTCCAGTTTACTAAGTCAACAGAACTGGCCACTCTGCCACTACCATACCCCTCTAATGCAAGATACCTGTCCTTAGTAGAGGCCAGCCCAATCCAGTCTTTACCCGGTAATGCAAAACTACTTGTCCATGTCTCTCCCATGTCATAAGAGTAGATTAGACTAGATTTTGGAGGTGGATAGTAGTAACCTACCCAGCTTAATCCACCTACAGCCCACAGTATCCCATTTCTGTAGTCTAGTCCTACCCACTCATTATCTGGAACACCCCTAATAGTCACTTCATCTGCATAAGTTGCAGCTTGCATTACCTCTACTTTTACTTGAGCGGCAGCGAGAGCCTCACCATAGTCCGCTAGGGGAAGATCATAGAAAACGATATAAGCTAGTCCACGGTAAGCTGGTGTATTGTCTACTCCTAGAGTAGCTTGCATACGTGAATTTGGTAATTGGGTATCCGTCCCTAAATGAACTGTGAATCCGGTAGCGGCATCATTAGAGGCTTTAATCGTTCCAGCGTCAGATGACCCGGCATCATAGTATAGGTGGCCAGAAATCCATATCCTTTTTACACCAGCGATAGGACCACGACAAAGACCTAGTGCGAAAGTAGCGTAATTATAATAGGTCTTTGTTACGGTCTTAGACCCTCCCTTTCCCCCGGACTTCTTCTTTACCAAGATTTCCAGAATTTTATTATTCTCTAGCCAAAACACATTCCCATGTAAAGCCACCGTACCATAGATACGCGGTATTACTGCACCATAGGTAGAAGTTTGTATAGTTAAGTCGCTGAGTCTAGGGCCTGTTACAGTAGGGCCTTTAGGTGGGTCAAGAAGACCCCCAGCCATCATACCAAGCTGCGCACCTAGGGCTACACCAGCAAAACTACCAGCGGGACCTAGAAAAAATCCAGCTACTCCCCCTACTACAGCACCTACAATTTGTCCAGAAGAACTCATGTCAACCCTTTTACCCTATAGATGCCTACAATACGAGATAGCCACTTAGTACATAGGTCATGTTCACAGCATATACCTACTACAGAATAAGCATGTATAACCCCTCTACCTGTACATATCCCTACATGCTGAGGCTCTTTTCGCAACCTGAATAAGAGTATATCCCCTTCTTGGGGCATATCTTTTAAAGATACACTCTCTAAATCTGGTTGTGAGTTTAATGCTGTACGTAAGGCCCCATTATTAGGAGTCTCCCCATAACCCTGCACATCTACGGGGTTAAGGCCAACCTCTCTTGCCGCATAGATAGCTACTCCTACGCAATCTAAGCCCACCCCTGGCACCCTACCTTGATGCTGGAAAGGAGTACCTAAGCACTCCCTAGCAGCTAGTACCATGTTATGAGCAATGCTCATCCTACTCTACCTACATGAGCATAAGTAGAGCCAGCGGGAATGTACAGGAATCCCCCAAAATTCACTACGTTCGACCCACCAACTCTATCCTTACATGCTTGTAGAGTCTTTCTACATCCTCTGATAGCGGTATAGTTATCTCCTACTTCTGGCATGTAATAGAAACTGTCAAATGTTCTAAACTCACCCGTATGGATGTACTCCTTTATCTCTAGTGGCTTCAACCCAGCATTAGCCCCTGACGTGAATTGGATAGTGCCCGCTCCGAATGTATCATCGGCCTCACCGCGAGTATCATCAATGAATGAACTAGCACTATTTACATGGGTTAGCGTACCCGTCACAGTACTTAGAGACAGGTCTGCCTTACACCCACCAAACTCCTGCCCACCAAATGTCTTTGGGCAGGCTGCACCATAGGTGTATCCAATAGTTTGATTAAGAGTATCAATTAGGCTTACACCACTGATCGTATATCGATCATCCATGAGTACAGCTTTTCCAAATATACCTGCTGTAACTGGTTCTTCATCCTCTACTGGAGTTGTCCAGTCTGTTGCAAATACATAACAACGTGCACCGTCAAAGATACCACTAGAAATACCAGGGCGATCAATACCAGCGATACCCGCAATACCCTCAATATCAATACTGGCTGGAGAAAAGTCACTGGTAGCGCTATACCCTGTGAACTGGTATCCAGAAGTACTAATATACGTATGACCAGAAATCGTCAGATTGTTGACGTAATCAGTAAGATAAATTGTTGAGCCAATAATAGGTACTATACGCATGCATAGTACTCTATAACGATAGTCAGCAACTGTAGTTTTCATGGGGCGATTAGCTCAATAATTTCAAGGTTGCAATCTCGTACATCAGAGGATAGTGATCCTACCTCAATTTTTGAATTGAACCGGAACGGTAAGTCAAAGTAACACCCTGCTGTGACAGACTCTCCAGTTTGAGGATTTAAGTTCAGTG